CACCTTGCAATCCACTAACTGCTGATGTAATTGCACTTACAACTGTTTCTGTTTCCATAATAAATTATCCTCCTTAATTAAATTTTATTTATAAATCCCCATATAAGGGATATAAACCAAGATAACAACATAACACTTAAAAACAACACCATTCCTGCATAAAATGCAGTTTCAAATATATCAATCACATTTAAAATAAATATCACCTACTTTTAAAAATTCCAAATACGGAATACGCAAAGCAGAAACAAAAAATAAAAACCAAAATAACAAATGTTCCTACAAACAAATTTTGTATATTTGTTAACTTTTCAAGTATGGCTTGCAAAATCTCTACATTATCCATATTACATAATCAAAGAGTAGTTAACTCTATTACCATTTAACTGAACGGACAATTCACAAGGCATTAAAGGCTTAAAATCATTTTTAATAAAGTTATAAGCAAATTCATCAACAAAAACAGTAACTTGACTTAATCCTTTATAATTAGGATTATCAATAGCAGTATCCAAAAGACACTCTACAACATAAAAATTTTCAGTTCGAGCCTTATTTTTAAATGTCCTCAACGCATAAATTTTTGCTTTCTCTTGCATTTTTTAATCACTCCTAATATTTATTTGATACTATTATCATACTACTTTGCAACCGAATTTCCAATAGCAAAATGTTACTAATTTGTTACTTGATTTTTGTTAAAATTGCACTATAATAGTACTATAATAATTTCATGAAAGGAGAATTTTACTTTGAAAGATATTCAAACAACAACATTAAGAATAAATAGCAAAGACTATGAAAAAATACAAATAATAGCAAAAAGACAACAAAGAAGTGTTAACAAACAACTACTTTTCATAATAAATCAATTCATAAACGAATATGAAAAAGTTAACGGAAAAATAGAATAATAAAAAAAAAGGTATCAGCATAAACTGACACCCTTTACTTTTATATTCTACTTCCATTTACTTACAAGATTTTTAACCAATTTTTTATTTTGCGAAGTTATATGTAATCAACTTCCATTAGTATTTTACCACTTCTTTTTGTATTCATCAAGCAATAATTCAAGCAAATATATTAATTTGTCCATTTGTTTGGCTGTAAATCCATTATTAAATTTTCGTTTAATTTTAAAATGCTTTATTTTCTTATGTGTGAAGAAATCACAATCCATTACACGTCTTTTATAATGACATTCTAAACACCGATATTTCAACCCTTGCTTTTTATACCTCTTGCATTTTATACCGCTACAATTCCTACATAGGCAATAATGACAGTAACTATTTATAATATTTTTCATACTGCCCCTTCCATTCCATTTTCGATTAATTCATTAGTTCTACGCATTAACTCATTAGCCTGTTCAACCGAAATGTTATAGACATCAACAAAATCAGATTCATATTTAAAATCAAAATTCATAAATTCCTCAAAATTTGGACTTACAACCCCTTTTAAATCGTCTGCACCCTTTAACCCTTGACTTGCGTAAAAGCTATGTAAACCCAATTCCATTTTTGTTTCCATTAGGGATTTAGTCATATATTTTCGCATATAACTACTTAATTTTATCAAGCCATCATCACCATCATACAAAGGCATTAAAGAAACAAAGCCAAATTTTTTAGCATATGGCAACCAGTTATAAAATCCACCATCAATTAATTTTTGTGGTACGTTATCACCCTGCTTAAACCGAGTCATATCACGTTCACAAATACCTTTTAACATTCCATGTATGTGCCATGCTCCGTCTTGGTGCTGTTCTGGTACTAATATGTATTTATAGTCAATTCCTTTAATCCTTGATTGATTTCTTAAAAATTGCGACAAATCCTTTATATATGCCTTTAAATTATATCTATCGTATTTATTTTTGTCCAATGTCAATGTAATAAACCAATCCCAATCATTACACACGCACAACTCAAAAATTCGCGATTTAGCACGAATTATATTATTTTCTAACTTTTGTTCATTTACCACTCCTTTTTCGCTCATTCGCCTTGTACTATAATCAAAATCAGACTTTAAAACAATCAGTTTAAAAAATTTTCCGTCATAACTTTTTAAATACGGTATAGTTCTACTTGCCTTTTTTTTATTGTATATCCATTGGTTATAACTCATTTTACTAATATCCATAATATGATATAACCACCTTTGTAAAATGATATTTAATTTTAAAATGTACCGCTTTATGATATAATATCAAGTAATAGATATTACCCGTCAGAACATCAAACTTCAACTCTGGACTTGTAGGGGGAAATTACTTCATGCATTGTTTTAATTAGTTCTTGAACCCCCTACACCCCCCATTAGAATATTTTTTTTATGTAATACCGAGTTGTTATAATTAATAGATGTGTTCTGCAGCACTTCAACATATTTAAACAGACGCAACATTCGGCAATACATTCAAAGATTGTTTATTTTCTGTTGCCACTGTCGGCACCTCTCCGCATGGCGGAGCCTCTCCCCCAGTGGCAACAGAATCATTTATAATTTTAAAATCATCAGTAAACATTGCAAAACTGTCATACTTATTTGCTAATCTTTTACTAAATATTATTACTTGATGTCCAACTTTCATTTTTTGACCATACCAACGTTCAACAGCCAAAAAAGCAGTTACAGGCATAAACCAAAAAAAATTATTGATTTTTTTATGTATAACATCATATTCAATATTCAATCGGATTTGTTTATCGATTTGTTTATCAGCTTGAGCAACCAAAATAAAGTTATATCCAAGTTTCCTATGTTGTGCAAAAAATTTAAGCCATTCCATACGAGTTTTTGACGTGCTACCGCTGAAACCTTCACGACAATTGAACTTAACTCCTGCCTCATCAATAACTACTAACGTTTGATTTTCTAAACCTACTTTATGATTTTTCTTTGCAAACTCAATTAAAAATCCAACTGTTATTTCTGAATTATCTTTATAAATAAAATTTTTCTGATACTTCCCACAATCAACTGGAAAATTAGCAATAACTTTATTATTGCTTTTCCTTGATACTTTACTTAAAATATCTTTTAATGCGTGATAACTTTTGCCACTTCCAGGAGTACCAGAGTATAACCAAATCATTTATTCCACCGCCTTCAGCCACCGCATAATTACGCTGTATGCATACCAAACAGCAACACAAACGAGCCAAGCCTCACCAACTGCTACAAATTCATACACAGGCACAAAATAATTTATTTGGCTGATATAATCACCAAATTGACCTTGTAAAAAATGAAAAGGTGAATTAGGAAATAATGAAAACAAAGCATTTAATGTTGCAACACATAAATTTATAAGACTTTGTAAGAACGATTGCATTACATAACCCCCTTACCATTTAATTAAAGATTGCGTTTTGCCAATCAAAAACAAAGTAAATACAACAACTACAAAATACCTAAAAAACGCAATATAAAAGTTATAAGGTGTTAAATCAATGGTATGATTCACTTTTAAATATTCTGTATTTATATTTATATCAAACACAGGTTGAGAGGCTGAAACTGCAAATAATTTTACTGTATCAATTAAATCAAAAGGTATGCAGAATGGGAATTTATCAAACACAACTAAATTTTGTAACCCCGAAAAATCAAGACTTTTGACAGTAAAAAAATCTGTCCACCATTCAAGGCTTAATACATTCGATACTGTTGTTGCTATACTTGAAACAGCAGTACCAATTCCAGTTACTGCACCAGTTAAAACGTTAACAGCACTATTATATGTATTGGTTAACCAGCTTCCTATACTTTCAACCTTTGAAGAAATACCACTTAAAACACCTGCATATTCTCCTGTTGTTGGTGCTGTTGTTGGCTCAGGCTCTACTTCTGTTTCAAAGGTTGTCTGAATTTCTGTTGCTGTTACATTCGCATATTCTCCTGCTGTATTAACATATACCGCCCTTTTTTCAGGTGCTACTGCATAATCTCTTTCAATATCCATTATTTCAGCATTTGCAACCGTAGTATAACATTCAGATTGTGCAACACCGTCAATAACATATTCATAATCATAATTACTTGATGAAAATAAATAGGAACTTCTTTGAAAATTAGTGCCATCACCATACGAATAATCAATACTAACACCTGTTGAATCAACCCTACGCATATAAACTTTTACTTTGCAAACAGAAAAAGGAATACTAACTAAATGCGCCTTTTCTTCAACCCCATTTAACTCAAATATTAAATTAGTGTAACCTGCATTTAAATTATATTTTTCAGTATAAATCCTTACAAAATCGCCATTGGGTGCAACAATAGAACTATCAGTACCAACTGCAACAGGCACATATGTTTGTGGGTACGCATCATAATAAACACCGTTAACACTAACTAATGAAGTAGGAACTTCAATGTTATTTGAACCAACATTAAAAGTTTCGCTTATAAAATCCTTGCAATTCTGCCATAAATTATCGGTAACTTGTGCTATCATCTGACCTGTTGCTAAAGTTATCATAGAAACAGTAGCAACGGAATTTATTAAACTTTCACCGCCACGTTTAAACCAATCAATAGTTGCATTTCTGCAATCTTCATTTGTTGCAAAAACAAGACCGCCTGCAACAAGCACAGCACCACCAACAAGTAAAGCTGTTGACGATACAGTTACACCACCTATTACAAGAGCACTTTCACCCAAAAACGCATCAGCAGGAGATGGCAAAAATATTATTAGAAATATACCGACCAAAAAAAGCAACATAACACGATAAACAACGCTTTTTTCAATAGTCATAATTAAACCCCTTTCTAATTGATAAAGAAAAAAGCTGTCCGAGTAATAGACAGCCTTTTTCAAATTGGTTGGCTTTATTACTTCGCCATACCTTTAAATTTCGACCAAAGCAACTTGGCACCAAAGAAAACAGCACCAAGACCAACAGCAGAAGTAATAATTGTTATTGCGT